CGATCCGCAAAGAACGAGTCAGCCGGCTCCACCGAGGAGAGCCCTTCCTCTTCTCCTCGTACAGCCGAGCAGGTGACGACTGCATTGGAGTCGCAGGATTCGCCGCGGGCTCCGTGGCGCACGGAGCAGTAGCGGTCCTGGACTCCAAGGATCCCCAGGGCCCCGTCCTGGAGGTCTCCACGGGCGCCTGGGGCGCCTTCCTCGGGGCCGTCAAGGCTCTTTGACCAACCCACAGACCGAAGCCCTCCCTTCGCCGGTCAGGGAGGGCTTCGTCATGCCCTCCGGGTGGCTCCCGGAGACGCCCCTGGGTTGCTCATGCCTGGGGATGAGCGTCGACCCTGCTGCAACAGGGCCGATCGGCCGGTCTGGCACCACCGGCGACGCGAAACGGTGCCACACCCCCTCGTAGCTCAACTTGGCAGAGCGTCCGGCGGGAAGGTTGCGCGTTCAAATCGCGTCGAGGGGACGGAAGCGTGGCAGACGCTACGAGGAACGCCGTGCAGCCCCTTCGGGCAGCTGCATAACCCCGAAGGGACGGCCAACGCCTCGCGCGGGCCTTGAGCCCTCTAGCTTCCGGTGAGCTTCGCTCCAACTAAGTGAGATCTGCCAGGAGGAGCCGTAGGGGTCTGGCCAGCCTCAGCCTGATCAGGTGGCCACCGCAGCCCGCCCCCACCGTCACCGGGGGCGGGCTGCTTCATCTCAAGGAGAGGGAGAAACGCATGGCACTGCCACGCAAGATAGAGCCGGATGAGGAGCTGATTCCGGCCAACGATCCGCACACCCTGCCGCCCGTGTCGGGGATCTTCCCCGTGACGCCCGAAATGGCGTCCTCGTGGCTCTCGTACCGGAACCACCCGAAGAATCGTCCCCTCAGCCGGTCTGTCTCTGCCCGCTACCAGGCGGACATGGAAGCGGGCCGGTGGCGTGAGGGCACGCCCGAAGGCCTGATCTTCGACACGGACGGCTATGTGATCTCGGGCCAGCACCGCCTCAAGGCGCAGGCGAACGCTGGGCTCACGCTCAACTGGTGGATCTTCGTGAGTGAGCCCCGGGAGATCTTCGATCACATCGACCAAGGCTTCCGCCGCACCGCGGCGCACCTGATCCGCGGCAAGTACGCCTCCCAGGTCGCCGCCGGGGCCCGGCACGTAGCGGGCCTGGCCGACGGGGACCGCTGGGGCATGCCGCGGTACAACCAGATCACCACGCCCGAGATCCTGGCCACCCTGAACGAGTGGCCGGAGCTGACGTGGTACCTCACTGAGGTCATGGCGTGCCACTACGAGGCCGGCGTCATGGGCCCGCCGCATCTGGCGGCCATGGCCCAGGCTGCCCGCACCGAACACCGGGACAAGATCCCGGCATGGCTGGAGGGCGTGCGCACGGGCTACGACCTGAGCAAGGGCGACCCGCGGGCGCACGTGCGCAACCGCTTCAGGAACGGCTTCGTCAGCGCCGCGCAGAGCCCCAAGAGGGACAACATGTACGCCGTAATCGTCAAGGCGTGGAACGCCTACGTGACCGGCACACCGTTGACGGTACTCATGCACCGCGGCGACCAGCCCATGCCCTCCGTGGAGGGCTTCCAGTTCAAGGAGGAGAAGGCCGCGTGAGCGCCCCCGCCGAGACCCCTCAGCGCACGTCCCGTGCGCGCCTGCGTCAGCTCCACCTGAGGGCGCAGAGCCTCCAGGTGGCCGAGGAGAGGGCCCAGGAGGACATCCTGGTGGCCATCTACGAGATGAAGCAGGAGGGCGTGACGAACGCCGCTGTCGCGGGCATGTTCGGTTACTCGCCCTCCGGCATACCGGCCAAAGCGGAGAAGGGCGCCGCGATCGTCGCCGCGAGGAAGCGGCGCAAGAGCACGCCGTGAAACTGCAGGCCGGCATGCCGGTGTTCCTGGCGCCCCCGCGAGGGCGGGGGCTGCCCAGTTACGCCAGGGTGGTACGCGGTCACACCCCCCACACCGTACGGGTGATCATTACCGCCAACAGCGGAGGGCGCCGTAAGGGCGTCCTCATCACCGTCCCGACGGCTGCGTGTCAGTGGCGAAGCCGGGGGCGTCATCGCAGAGAGAAACCAAAGCGTCGCAGGTGGCGACAGGTAATCACTGCATGTGGCAATTACTGATCTGCGTCCGTCCGGCATGTCGTCGATTGAGCTACGGTCCACAGCAACGCGTACTACACAAGGACCGCACCGCGGGCCGCCCGGGGTGCACGCTGCTGCTGCCAGAACATCGACAAGGGGACCCCCGTCATGCCACCAAAGAAGAAGGTCGACTTGCCAGACCATGTCAGAGAGGCGCTGCTCGGAGACGTTCATATGACCTACGAGAACGCCTTGGACGCCAAGGCGCTCCAGGAGCGGGCCGATGAGCGCTTTAAGATCCGCATCTACCTCGCAACCGAACAGGGTATGACCACGCGCGAAATCGCGGAAGAGCTGGGCATCGCCCAGACCTCCGTGAGCAAGTACGCGAACCAGGGAAGGGAGGCGTACGAGCGCCGTGAGCAAGCGCGAAGTCAGCCGGCTGGAGAAGATCCTGTCAGATCCAGCCAACGAGAACCGGTCGGCTGAAGAGGTTGCAGAGCTGATCCTCTCCGAGATGTACGACCTGGCCGTAGAGACGGCCAAGACCGAGGTGAGGGCCGAGACCCGAGCCGAGACCCGGCGGGAGATCTTCGAGAACGACTCCAAGGAGCGCCGCCTGGCCGTGGTCGGTCAGATCCAGTTCGGGCCCCAGGATGAACCTCACACGGTCGTCCTGGGGCCCTTTCGCGCCCCGCTGAAGCTGACCAGCGAGGAGAAGTTCCGAGAGGCTGTGGCGAAGCCTTGCCGGGATGCCCGGCAGGCTGGCCAGCATCTGGCCTGGGACTACAAGACCGGGACGAGCAGGGGCCGCTTCGTGCTGGCCCCCGCCTTCATGAAGCCCCATGAAGCCTGGGACTTCTACCGGCCGGACCGCCGGCCGAGCATGCAGCACATCACAGACTCGATCGCCCGGTGGAAGCCCGGCCTGTGGGCCGAGGAGTTCAACCAGGGCGCGTAAGGAGCGCCCATGCAGGACGGGAGCGCCATACCGGCCGAGGAGGCCGGAGCGTGGCTGAGGAAGCATCTGGCCAACGCACCTGAGCGGGACGAAGCTTGGTACCGCCGGGTGCTCAACCTATACGGGGCTCAGGCGGATTCGACCGAACGGCTTGTGCCCGAAGAGAGCCCCCTCTAGGGTCTGCTACATGCGCTTGCTTGAAACAACCTCAAAGCAGATCGGTGATACTCTCTCGTCCCACGCGAACGAGGGGGTTGACGTGCCTGTTCCTGTCGGGACCTACTACCGGATCTCCGAGGACATGGCGGGGGACGCCAAGGGCGTGGCCAGGCAGCGCGAGGACTGCCTGAACCTGGCCCGGCTCCGCCGCTGGGAGCCGGTCCAGTACGAGGACAACGACCTGTCGGCCTATAAACCGAACGTCGTACGCCCCGACTTCGAGCAGATGCTCAAGGATCTGGACGCCGGGATCATCAAGGGCGTTGTGGTCTACAACCTGGACCGTCTTACGCGGCAGCCCAGGGAGCTGGAACGGCTCATCGAGATTTACGACCGTCACCAGGGCCTGATCTTCGCCAGCCTGGAGGGGGACATCAACCTGGCCACCTCCGACGGGCGGACCATGGCCCGCGTCCTGGTGGCCTTCGCCAACAAGGCCAGCTCGGACACCGCCCGTCGCGTCAAGCGCAAGCAGCAGGACTTGGCCACCAAGGAGTTCAAGCTCGTCCACGGAGGACGCGTACCGTTCGGCTGGATGCCGGACGGAGAGACCGCGGACCCGGCGGCCAAGCGCGAGATCCTGAAGGCGCACGAGCGCATCATGTCCGGCGACAAGATCTCGGACATCCGGGACGATTGGCTCGCCCGGGACGTCATCCCGAAGTCCCGTAGCGGCAAGCGCTTCGGCAAGAAGGAGGGCTTGCAGCACTCCACCGTCACGCGGATGCTGACGAACCCCGCCCTGGCGGGGATCAAGGTCTACCGCGGAGAGGTCGTCCGCGGGGAGGGCGGAGAGCCCGTCAAGGGCGCCTGGGAGCCCCTGTGCAGCCCTGAGAGGCTGGAGGAGGTAACGGCGGAACTGGAGGGCCGCTCGAACCGGCACGTGCCCAGCAACGCCTCCTATCTGCTGTCCGGGATTGCCCGGTGCGGTAAGTGCGGTGGCCCCATGCGGGGCCAGTACCGCAAGGACCGCAAGGACAACCGCATCCCCGCTTACTGCTGCCACCAGGAGAAAGGCGGGTGCGGAGGCGTTAGCCGGAAGGCCGAGCCCATCGACGACCTGATCATTGATCTGATCCTCGCCGACGAGGAGAGAGTCAAGCAGAAGGCCGCCGTGACGGCACCCTCATGGGAGGGTGCGGCCCAGCTGGCCGAGGTGCAGGGGGAGATTGAAGAGCTGAAGCAGGCCAAGGACAAGGGCCTGGTCAGTATCTCCACCGTCATCCAGTTCATGCCCGGCCTGGAGGCCAAGCGGGACAAGCTCCTGGCCGAGCAGCGCCGTGCGCTGGCGGCCCAGAGGACCGCGCAGGTCATCACAACGGCCAGCCGCGACAGCTTCGACGCACTGTCCATCGAGCGCCAAAAGATGCGCGTCCTGCAGTCTCTTGACGCGGTGATCATCCATCCCGCCGGCAAGGGGGCGAAGAAGTTCGACCCCGACCTGATCGAACCCATCTGGGCATGAGCCCACCGACATCAAGGCCCTCGCTACGGCGGGGGCCTTTTGCATGGGAGGAACCATGCCCGAACCGGACTGGAAGGCCGCTCTGCGGTCGGACCTTGCGTGGAAGGCGCACGTCTTCGACGGCCTCGTGGATGAGGCGATGGAGACCGTCACGCCCCACATCGACGCTGCGTATCAGCGCGGCCTCACGGCCGGCCAGAGCCAGGCGGGTTACCGCCTGGTCCAGGAGAACGAACGGCTGCGCCGAGAGCTGGAGCTGGCGCACCAGAGCAAGAGGAGAGAGGCGATATGCCCGACGTGCCTGTCTGCCCTTTCTGCCACCGAGTCCGCTGCGTCTGCGGGTGATCCGTGAGCGATCTCCCGCGCAGTCACAAGCTGATCATCCTGGCCGCCCTTGTGGCGGCCTTCGTCATGAACGGGGTTCCGCACTGGGAGGTTCTGAGCCCGTGATCAAGAAGTGGTACGAGGCCGTACAGCCTCACCTCAGCCGGTTTGGCTGGAGCGTCGGCTCCGCCCTCATCGGAGCCGGTATCGGCCTCATGGTCGCGGTCCTGTGGGACCGCACGGTGGGTTGGTGATGCCCCTCTTCGACCCCCATCGCAGATGGGAGCCGCAGGGTCTGTGCAAGGAGGAGGATCCGGAGCTGTTCTTCCCGCCCTCCGGGCAGCTCAACAGACCGCCATCGGCCAAGACCCAGGCGAAATGGGATCTGGCCAAGGAGGTCTGCAAGCTGTGTCCAGTCATGGCCGAGTGCCAGCGGGACACTCTCGGCGAAGAGTTCGGAGTCTTCGGAGGCCGGGACGAGCACGAGCGCTGGAAGGTGCGCAAGCGACTGCCCGCGCGGGCCAGCAGATGGCCCGCAGAGGAGCGCCTGGAGTGGGGCTCCATCCTCGCGCCCATGCGCGACGACGGGGACACCTGGCAGGACATCATGCGCCGTACCGGAATCCCCCCGAGCCTCGCGGAGGCCCTGGTGAGGGAGTGGGAGGAAAGTCAGGCGGCATCTGCCGAGACGTCGAAGGTCGTTGACCTTCCCCTGCCCGAGCCGGGGTTCCGGCGAGACCTTCCCTTCCCCGCCAGGGCGGGCGAGTGCCACGCCTGGGTGCGGCATAACGGAATGGTCACGGACGCCTGGTATCTGGGTCAGACCCCGGACGGCAAATGGATCTTCGTGCAGACCTGGGCCGGCCGCGGTCGGCCGGTATGCAAGTGGGTCTCCACCAAGGACGTCAAGGTCTACCAGCCTCAGCCGGTTGTCATCAGGAACTACAGGAGCCGCCCTGATGCAGCTGCTTAGCCACACCTCTCACAGCGCCCGAGAGACGCTGGAGCGCTGCGCAAGGGCGTACTTCCTGTCCCGCATCGCCAAAGCCCCTCAGAGGCCCGCCCTGTGGCTCGTAGGGGGCTCTGCGGTGCATCTGGTGACGGAGGTCTACGACCTCAACGTCATGACCGATGGCGAGAAGTTGAACGTCAAAGCCGCCTGGGATACCTGTTTCGACTTTCAGCTTTTCGAAGCTCGGGAGGCCGAGCCCAATGAGAACAAGTGGGGCAGGAGCCAGACCGAGCCCATCGAGGTCTGGCGAACCATGGGCCTGCAGTTCGTTCAGTCGTACATCGACTGGCGCGAGCGCTCCCCCTGGGAGATCTGGACCACGCCAGAGGGTGAACCGGCCATTGAGCTGGACGTGTCCGGGCGCCTGCCCGGCTGCCCCGTGGAGATCAAGGCGTATCTGGACCGGGTTTTTTGGGACCCGGTGATGAAGAAGCTCGTGATCCTGGACCTCAAGAGCGGCAAGAAGCCGCCCAAGACGGCGTCTCAGTTCGAGACGTACGCCGCCTTGCTCAAGGTCAAGTACGACGTGGACGTGCACCTGGGCGTGCCCTTCATGAACCGCAAGGGCACGCTGGGCAAGCCGTTCGACCTGTCCACGGTGTCGCCGAAGGAGATCGGCGACGTCTACGGCAAGGCCTGGGCCGAGATCGAGAAGTACGCCCAGGCGGGCGACTTCCCGGCCAACGGCTTCCCGCGGGAGTGCTACCCGCTGTGCGACGTGCAGGCCGCCTGTGCGGCCCAGGGAGGGCCTCTGGCCCACCTCTACGACCCGGCATCGCCGGGCTACCGCCCACCCTTCTGAGAGGACGTATGGACCCCACCGTCATAGCGGCGACATTGACGGGCCTGGTGATCGGGATACCGATCGGCCGGGCCTTTTCCGTCTCCGCACTGCACCGGTCCCGGCCGGCGACGCAGGAGCCACCCGCTCCGGTCGCCTACGACGACCCGCAACGCGATCCCAACTACTGCTGGACGCACAACATGATCTGGCCCGCCTGCGCGGGCATGCACTGAGGAGCAGCGATGAGCTACCGCCACTCCAGCTACCGCAAGATGTCCGCCGCCGTGCTCAAGGCCAACCGCGGCGAGGAGCTGACCCGGGCCGAGATGAACCGGGTCCTGCACTGGTCGAAGCAACCCCCGTTGCCCAAGCCCTACGCGTGGGGCAAGCCCAAGGGCTCCTGGGAGCGCAGTGCGTGCAACGCCCGCCGTGCTGTCTGACTGCGACTGCGGCGCCTGCTGCGAGCAGTGCGGGCACTACCCGGGTTGCATCAGTGGCAAGGGAAGGGCCGAGAGGGACGATGCCGAGAGTCCTTGACCTGTTCTGCGGCGCCGGCGGCGCAGCGATGGGGTACCACCGCGCAGGGTTCGAGGTGGTGGGCGTGGACATCAACCCGCAGCCTGACTACCCCTTCGAGTTCATCCAGGCTGACGCCCTGGACTGCACCCCCTTCACGTTCCGGGGATTCAGTCTCGTCCATGGTTCTCCGCCCTGTCAGTTCGGGGCGGCGATCAGTAAAGGGACGAACGCTCACCTGAGGCACACATACCCAGATCTCTACCCGCAGGTACTGCGGATGTTGGAGCGCAGCGGCGTCCCGTACGTCATCGAGAACCCCGACGCCCGGCCGGACGTCGTCCTGTGCGGCGAGATGTTCGGTCTCAGGGTCATACGTCACCGCAGGTTCGAGCTGGGCGGCTGGACCGCCCCACCACCAACCCACAAGCCCCACCAAGGCCGTGTCGCAGGAATGCGACACGGCCTTTGGTTTGAGGGGCCCTACTTCGCCGTGTACGGCAACGGCGGCGGCAAGGGGAGCGTCGCCCAGTGGCAGGACGCCATGGACATCCATTGGACGTCCGTCCGTAAGTCCATCGCCGAGGCGATACCTCCGGCCTACACCGAGTACATCGGCCGGCAGTTCATCTCTCATCTGAAGGAGCAAGCAGCATGACCGACACCATGCCCGAGCAGACCACCGAGGACGAGCAGGGCTGGGGCGAGGACACCCCGGCGGAGGCCCCCGTGACCTACCCGGAGTTCCCGTCCAACCCCCATAACCACCGTTTCACCATCTCCATCGACGCCCGCGGCCCCATGCTCGTGGTCCGCGCCAACACCGGCGCGGACATCCAGGCGGCTGCAGAGGAGCTGGAGGACGCCGCGGTCGGAGCGGCCATAGGCCGCGCCTGGGCGGCCTTCAAGGCCGGTGCGGCCATGGGCAACGGTCTGCAGGCCACGCCGGTCCCGGCGGGCGCTCCTGCGGCGCCTCAGGCGCCGGGCATGCCCACTCCGCCGCCCTTCGGGCCGAACGTGTCCGTGCCGCAGGCGCCGGGCTTCCAGGCCCCGCCGGCCCCGCCGCAGGGTGGCTTCAACGGCGGCGGGCAGGCCAAGCCGGACCGCCGGGCGGAGTACCAGCAGGCGGGTTGGTACCGCCTGAACGTGCCCTTCCCGAAGAAGGGCCAGTTCGACGGGCTCACGGCCCAGTACCAGATGCGCAAGGGCCGCCCGTCCGAGGGCGGGCAGTTCAGTTTCAACAGCGCAGACAAGAGCTGGTACGTGGACCCGCAGTACGCGGGCGCCTTCGGGCAGTTCACGCCGATGCCCGCGTAGATGGTCAGACTCTCTCGTTCCGTGAAGCGGGAGGCCAGTGGCAAGGAGCCGCTGCCTCCCGCTTTTGCGTCCTGGGAGTCCAGAGGGATCAAGTTCCGGCGGGCGTCGGTCTCGATGCTCGCCGGGGTCCCCGGCTCCCACAAGACGCGGATCATGCTCAACGCCATTCTCAACATGGGCGTACCCACGAAGGCGTTCTCCACGGACTCCGACGAGGAGACCATCCAGTCCCGCATCCTGGCCAAGGCTGCCGGGCAGCCCACCTCTGTCACGGAGGGATGGCTCCGCACGGACCGGGAGCAGGCCTCTCGCCTGCTGGCCCCGTACGACTTCATCGACTGGGACTTCCGTCCAGACCCGACGCTGGATGACATCTGGCACGGGCTGTACGCCTACCACGAGACCGAGGGCCGGTATCCGGCCCAGACGGTCATAGACATTGCCTCCGACGTCGGACACGACACCGGAGACGAATGGGGGTCCCTGCGGGACCTCATGCGCCAGGCGAAGGTCATCGCCCGTGAGACGGGCACGCACTTGCTGCTGGTGCACCACGCCGCGGACTCCGAGCGCACCAAGAAGCCGTGCCCCAGGCGCTCGGACATCCACGGGAAGGTGGCGGCCATCCCCGAGCTGATCGTCACCTGCGGCATGACGAACACGGGCGATCTGCACGTGGCGTGCGTGAAGAACAGGCACGCCAAGGCGGACGCCGACGCCAACAACCATTTCCCCATGACGCTGAACGCAGAGACGTCCTTCGTCGGGGACTACGTATCCCAATCGCATGCCTATGCGAGCTGGGGCCAGCCGGGAGAGGACTGGTGAGCATGCACTACATCGTTCACGTCTTCACCGAGCCGCAGGGCTCGGTGAAGGATGCTCTGGAGCCGTTCCGTGAGCGCTACGACGACAACGGCGAATGGGTCGGCGAGTGGGATTGGTGGGTCGAGGGCGGGCGCTGGGAGGGCTACTTCGACGGCCAGAACCAGGTCCCCGCAGAGCGGGCGCGGACCGTCAAGACGCGCTTCACGTCGCCGTACGTCTACCTCACGCTGGATGGTAAGTGGCGCCCGAAGGAGGAGTACGTTCCCGAGGGGTTCGAGGAGGACGGCCGCAGGCAGCACTTCCGAGACGTCGAAGGCTTTGAGCAGGGATACCTGGACTACTTGGCGTCCGTGCCGGACGACACGGTAGTCACGACCGTGGACATCCACTCATGAACGCCCTCACGCTGGCCGAACTGCGCAAGCACCAGGCAGACCTGGCCTGGAAGGCCGAGAAGCTGCGCCAGGAGTGGCGGACCCTGCCCATGGGCAACCGGTCAACCACCATGGGCAAGCAGGTCAAGGCCATGCAGGAGCGGGCCGACGACTACGCGGCCATCATCAAGGGCCTGGAGGGCTGATGTTCTGGACGGATGAAGAGCTGGAGGTCATGCGCCATGCGCTGGACCTCCTGGGCGACGAGATGGCCATGCGCGGCGACGAGTACGCCGACAGCTTCGACAGGGCGCACACGTCCCTGTCGCTGCGCGTCGCGGAGGAGCTGGCCCGGCGAGAGGCGATCCGGAGGCTGATGTGAACGATCCGTTCGAGGACGAGCCGCAGTCGCGGCTGACCGTCCAGCAGGCATGGCGACGCGTGATGCTCAAGGCCCGGCCGGGGCCGGGACATAGCCGCCACGTCTCCCTCAGTGATCTGCAAGCGTTCATTGACCGGGCCAAGGCTGAAGGCAAGGTCATGTGCGAGGGCGACGAGGGGAAGTACCAGGGCTGGGTGGAGGGCTACCACGTAGCCCTCCAGGACTCGCAGCTCTACGTGGACACCCCTTGGGGTGAGAAGCGGTGAGGCGCCGCAAGCCCCTGCTGGGGTGCCGCATACGGCACCGCTTCTCACGCTGGGCGTACGTCAAGGTGGACTACGCCGACGGCTACGAGCCGGAGATCCGGGACGACGTGCAGTTCCGCATGTGCAACCGCTGCGGCCATCAGGAGATCAGGGAGCGCGTATGCGAGTCGTGGTAACGGGCTCCCGGAAGTGGGAAGGGAACGCCGTGTATGACGCCCTGTGGGGCGTGTACCACGAGATCGGCGCCTTCCAGCTGATCCATGGCGCCTGCTCCACGGGAGCGGACGCCCACGCTCACCGCTGGTTCGAGATGGTGGGCAGTGAGCTGGGTTGCACTGAGCAGCGCTGGCCGGCCGCGTGGGAAGCCAGAGGCAAGGAGGCCGGTCCAGAGCGCAATGAGCGCATGATCGAGGCGGGTGCGGATCTCGTACTCGCCTTTCCTTTGCCTGAAGGGTCGGGCACACAGCACACCATGAGGCTCGCCCGTGAGGCGGGCATCGAGGTGCGGGAGTTCACGGCCTGATGCACACCATCGTCATCGACGAGGAGCCGGGCCCGGAGGGCTGGGGCGTGGTCTGCATACCCCACGGCCCCCTGGGGGCCTGGGAGGACCGTGTGGAGGCCTTCCTGGAGGCCCTGAAGCACGACGCGAAGTACGGAGGAATGAGCTGCCGATGAGCGACAACCGCAGAGGCTTGCCGCACGACCTGCCGGAGTACGTGCCGAACTGGCCCGTGCCCGTCAAGGTCAAGGCCAAGGTGTACAAGCGTGGAGGCGTCTGGTTCTGGTCCCACCGCTGCCCCCGCAGGGGGGCCACGACCGTGGCCCTGGGCTACGCGCAGGCCACGCTGCCCGAGGCGTACGACTTTGCCCTGAAGCACGCCCGGGGGTGCTGGTGAGCGGCAACCGCAACCACGCCAAGGGCGCGGAGACGGAGCGCATGGCAGCGGCGTACCTCCGGGCCTGGTGGCCGGAGGTGGACCGCCGGCTCCGTGAGGGCCGCACCGATGACCAGGGAGACCTGGACGGCATCCCGTACACCTGCACGCAGGTGAAGTACTGGGAGAAGCCCAGGCTTCAGGAGTGGGTGACGCAGACTCTGAAGCAGCGGGACACGAAGGGTGTCCCGTGGTGCTGGATCGTCTCGCGAGTCAAGTACAAGCGGCCTGAGGAGTGGGACGCCTTCATGCCGCTCTGGCAGCTTGATGGGCTCGGGATGCAGTCCTCTCTTGAGACGGAGGCGTGGACTTGGGTTCGCATGGATCTACAACTGGCCGTCGGGGTGCTCCGCAACCTGATCGAGGGGGAGCACTCCCCATCGGCCCCATCCTGAGCCACTACGGCGTCGACCTGAATGAGGGCCGCTGGGGCAACGAGATGGTCTCGTGCCCCATCCACGGCGAACGCCGGCCGTCCATGTCCATCTCCGTGGAGAAGGGCGTCTTCCACTGCTTCGCCTGCGGGGCCTCCGGCTCCGCGGTGAGGCTCGTACAACTCATGGAGGGCTGCGACCGTGCAGACGCTCTCCGCCGCGCAGAGGACATTCTTCGAGCAGGCGGCCACGACGTACCAAGCCGATCTGCAGGGCGATACCAGCGCCCTGGCCTATCTGATGAGCCGGGGGTTCGATCTCAGGGCCGCCGCTATGTGCCGCCAGGGCGCCGTTCGCAGACCTCTGCCGGGGCATGAGCAGTACGCCGGCCGTCTGGCCCTCGTCTATCAGACGCCATCGGGGCCGGTGAACATCCGCTTCAGGTGCATTGCCGACCGGTGTGTCAAGGACGCACAGGGGCGCTACTTCCACCAGCTCGACCTGCCCGAGCAGCACGAGGGCCATCCGAAGTACCTGTCCACGGAGGGCTCAGGAACCAACCTGTACGGGGTCCTGGACCTGAAGAAAGACTCGCCCTTCCTCTGCATCGCAGAGGGCGAGATCGACCGCGACACGCTCTCCGTGCTGTGCGACATGCCCGCCGTGGGGCCTCCCGGCGTAGAGGCGTGGCAAAAGCACTTCTCGCGCTGCGTCGAGGACTTCGACCGCGTGTATTCCTTCGCCGACCCGGACAAGGCCGGGCGCAAGTTCTCCAGCTTCCTGGCCCGCGAAGTGCGGGCCATCCCCATCACGATCCCCGGCGGGATGGACGTGAACCGCTACTACTGCAAGGAGGGAGCCGATGGGCTCCGAGCCCTCATCGAGTAGACCCCGCTGCACGTGCGGGCACTTCCGCACCAACCACCAGCAGGCCAAGGGCCGGTGCATCATCCTGCGCTGCGAGTGCCAGGCCTACTCCTCCGAGCGGGAGCCGCGCGAGGAGAGGCCCGTGGTCTGCGACCACCCCGACAACGACCCGTGCGACCGCTGCCTCATGCCTCAGTCGTACTGCATCAAGTGTGGCTGTGGGCACGTTCAGGGTGAGCACCGCACCTTCTTGGAGGGCGGCTGCACGAACTGCCGGTGCAAGACCTTCGCGCTGCCTCCCGAAGAGCCCCCCATGACGCCCGAGGAGGAAGAGCAGGCGCCGGAGGACGAGGGGCTGTGCGCGATCGCGCACGCCACCATCGAAGAAGAAGAGGCGTGCGAGCGGGAGCGCCTGGCCGCCACGCTCCCGCCCTCTGAGAGGGCTGAGCTTCCGCCCTGCGGGGCGTGTGGGCACACGCTCTTCTACTTCGACCGCTCACCATGCACAGACCCCTGTGGCGCCATGCACTACCGATGCAGGGCGTGCAGGGCCGAACAGGTCCCTTGCGCCCTAAAAGCTCCGACCCAGCCCGAGCAGCGTCCGCCGTACGCCGTCGCGTACTCCGTCCAGGGCCACCTTTACGAGGTGGCCCTTTCTGGTGACGCCACCGTGAGGGCCGTGGATGGGGCCCTTGTCATCCAGCACCACCTGGGCCCCGTGGCCGGGATCGTGCAGACCCGGCCCGTCATCAACGAGAGGAGCGCCGATGGCGCTGAAGCTGAACACTAAGGGCGCCGTCCGCTTCTCCTGGGCGGACGACTCCATGGAGGCGATCTTCACCCTGAACCCCGGCGACTCCCAGGAGGAGCTGGTGTCCAAGCTGGAGCGCATCGTGAACTTCGTCCACGAGCGGGAGGGCAAGCCCCCGCTGCCCGAGCGCATCCCCGGCATGGCCCTGGGGATGGCCCAGACGGCCCATCCAGCGCCCTCCGGGAACGGGTGGGCCTCCGTGGCCCCGGCGGCTCCTCCGGAGCTTCCTGAGGACCGCAAGGGCGAGTGGGAGCTGTACCCGCCGGAGGAGCAGGGATGAGCGCGCGAGAGAGGCTCCTGGATGCCCTCAACGGCAACAGCACTCCGATGGAGCCGTATGAGTCCCTGATCGACGCGTACGCCCACGAGCTGGCGGAGAAGATCCAGGCCGCCATGGAAGAGACCCGAGCGGCCGACTGGGGCCGCAGCAGCCGCAGCAAGCGGCCCTACCTCCAGGGCATGGAGCGGGCCAAGGAGGTTCTGCTCTCGGAGGTGTCGGACAGTGAGTAAGACAGAGCCGTTCAACATCCCCGAGATCAAGGATCAGGTGGGCTTCCGCCCCACCGAGAGGGACAAGCAGAACCTGCGGCTGCTCATGGCGAACCGCCGTGTGACCAGCGTGTCTGACATCCTCAGGTGGGCTGTTGAACAGCAGGCCGAGCCTGTACGACAGGCCTGGCGGGAGGCCGCCGAGAGGCGGGCGAAGGAGGCGCAGGATGGCTGACAGGGAGTGGTACCGGGCAACAGGCTCCGGGGAGTCGTTCACCAATCTGGAGTCGGCCAGCGATTACGCCGAGGAGTACGCGGCTTCGACTGGCAACGACGCAACGATCGTCCTGTGCACCGAGACCCCCGTCCGTCGCTACCGGCGAACGGTCACCGTGGTGGCCGAGGACGTCACGCCCCAGGCGTGACAGAATTAGCCTGCCGGCTTCATCACCCGGCAGCGCCCCGGCTCTCCGGCTCGCCGGAACCTCTCCGCCGGGGCGCACCCCTACGGGTGCGCAGCGCCAGGGCCTGAAGCCCTCGGAAACGTGATCCACCCAAAAAGAAGCCCCCCGGCCTCACGGCCGGGGGGCCTTTTTTGCGTTCCGGGACAAGGGGGACCCGGTCCGCTGCTGCTCAGAGGAGGTTACCCCTCCCCACTGACATCCCCCGCACCTTCACCAGGCCCCCGCGCATTGAGCGCGTTGTTCACAGCCTTTTCGATCCGCTCCGTCAGGACGCCATTCGTCTGGTGCGTGATCTTGTCCAGCTTCTCGTCCTGCTTGTCCGAGCGGTGATCCAAGTGTTGGATCACGAAGACGGCGCCGAGGATCGGCGCGACCAGCGCGACAAAGCCGCTTGTGTCGGACCCTCGCAGGGTCAGCACCACGAAGCCGGCGATGACGAGAGCGGCGGTACCAAGCTGCAGGATGGTTGATCTCATTCGTCCCCCCGAAGGGATGGGGGCCGCAGGCGATCCAGCGCCTGGGCCGTCGGTTGATCGAGAACCCCGGTCACGGGGAGCTTGAAGAGCTTCTGTACGCCCCTGAGAGCGGCTTTCGTGGCGTCGTCCATGTCTCCGGTCACATCGACCGTGAGAGCCCGCTGAGCGGTGCGTACAGCCTCTCTCTCGCCCTCGTTGGCGGGGGCGATGATGACTCTGGTTGGTGGCCACGTCATGACGTGATCACGTCCGCGATAGTGCGCAGCTCCACCCAGAGCACGCCTCCGTAGTTGGAGGCGTTGGCCCCGGGCTGGGCTCGCTGCTCGAAGCGATAGTCGTCGATGACGACCAACACGCTTTCGTCGTTCTTCAGGTCCTGAAAGGCGACTGCGTCACCCTTGGCGAACACCTGCTCGAACTGGCCTAGGCGGGCCAGGGTGCGGCCCTCGTAGCCCACCATCTGGCCCGAGCGGTCCTTCTCCTTGTCGAAGCAGAGCAAGGGGACGGTGAACACGCGTTGACGCACGGCCCCCGGCATGGCCTTGAGCTGCCAGCCGTTGACCTCTCCGCCCTGCGTGGTATCGGTCCCGGACCGGCCCAAAATCAGCTTGAGCTGGACCCACTCCGCGGCGCTTGAGGGCGCCGCCATGACCACGTTCTCAATGGCGGCATTGCCGCCCTGGGAGATGGTCAGGATGGAGGTCTCCGAGCCTCCCGGCTCGATGACGGAGACGCCCACGGAGCCCATCACGGTCGTGGGGGTCTTCACCGTGATGAACTTGAAGATCTTCGGCTCAAGGGTGTTGTAGCGGACCCTGCCCGTGGTCAGGGTCCCGCTCGCCTCCAGCGTGGAGGCGGACTCCAGGTACGCCCCCTGGGCGAGTACGGACAGGGCCATGCGGTCGCTGTTGCCGAAGTTCGTCACGGACGACACTTCGCCCGTGACCTTGGTCTGCAGGTCGGTGGCGTAGGCGAAGCGCACCGACGGGGACAGGTCCCCGTTCGACTGCAGAGGCTGGCCCAGGTCCACCCGGTACAGGCCGGACTGGCCGGAGATGGCGTTCGTCGCGGCGACGAAGAAGAAGCGGTCGTAGGCCGCCACGGCCTTGCAGCCGGAGGTGTTGGTGATCAGCAGGGGCCCGTACTGGATGTCTCCGTTGCCGTCGATCTGACCCACGCGGAAGCCGCGGGATGTGCCGATGCCGACGAAGGAGCCCAGGTACGTCGTGATCGCGTAGACGATCTCGCCGCGGGGGAGCTGGGCGGTCTGGATGCCGCCGGAGGCGAGTGTGGGCACGTTGCCCGAGGTGTCCAATACGAACTTGTAGATCGAGGACTGCGAGCCGGCGTAGCCGGACGCATAGATGGCGTTGGTGCCCTCGGCAAAGTCCGTGAAGGTGAAGCCCGCGTTCAGGTGCGTGAAGCGCAGGTTCTTCGCCGGGGTGTTGTCGCACTCATAGACCTTGTTGTCCAGGGCCAGCATCAGGCGGCCCTTGACCCAGCGGGCCACCACGTTGGTGGTGCCCGTGGTCACGAAGGCGGCCCCGGCGCCGTTCCCGGCGCCCTTGTAGACGTTGACGTTGTCCGCGGCGAAGTAGTTCGTACCGTCGGTCGTGAGGCTTCTGATGGTGTTGGCCCCGCCCCACGTGATCGTGGTCGTGGCGCTGCCCGTGTCGCTCTTCAGGACGTTGCCGACGGCGGACCAGTAGCGGTCCGTGCCGTCGTTCCAGCCCACCAGGAAGTGGGGGTTGGAGCTGGCATCGGCGATGCGCTGCGAGGTCTGCCGCAGCAGTGTCAGCTTGCCGTTCGTCCAGGGGTTGACGCCGACGGAGTCGTTGAAGCGGATGGCGTACTGGTTGTCGTTGGAGGGGTCCTGATAGAGGACCCCGGCCCCGCCGATCCATGAGGACTGCGAGCGCAGCCACCAGCTTGCGAGGCTCTGCTCTCCCGGGATGTTCTGGTTGTCGAACTGGTCCTTCTTGATGGCGGCGCCGGCCCGGGTCATGGGCCGTTCGTCAGAGATGGCACTCAGGAACGGCATGCCGCCGATCGCATAGGCGTACTGGACGCCTGCCAGGGCGTACGAGGTGGACGCTGCCGAGGTACGCCCCGACAGCGCAAACGGCAGCCTGGAGACGACGTCAGCCATATCACGCCACCCTGATCAGGCGAATCCAGCTGTAAATCTTCAGAGTGGTCCCGGTGGCCGATGAGGTGTTCTGCGACCACTGGACCGAGACGTCCCCGGCCGTTCCGGCCGTCTCCACCATGCCGAAGATGGGCATGCCGAAGACGCTTCCGCCCACGGGGATGCCGTAGGCCCTGATGGAGCCGATCGCGGAGGCGACCACGCGCACGGTGTCCGGGTCGGCCGTTGAACCGAAGGTGGCTGCCACAGTGGACCACCACCCCGCCGACGAGGTAGGGCCGTTGATGCTCAGCGTGATGTCCGGCGTCGTGGACGCCGAGGTGGCGAAGAGGACGCCTTCGATCTCGTAGACCGCATTGGCGACCACCGCCACCGTCAGATGCGGGTCGGCGCTCGGAGTGGTGTTCGACGTGATCGTGGTGTCCGCCGTCTTGCGGGCGGACAGCCGCTGTCCGATGCCGCCCACTGTGAGACCGCCCGCGACGACAAGGGAGTCGTCAGTCTTCAGCGTGTCGGCCGCGCTGCGGTACAGGTTGGTATCCATGAGCCCGGCGCCGTCGCCGAAGGTGGCGACGCCGTCAGCGGTCATGTACCAGCGGGCGCCGCTGTCGGCGCTGCGCTGGGATATCCAGGTGACGTCCGTGCCGTTGGGGCGGGCGGAGCGGAACTGGTCGTCCGTCTGCAGCGTGTTGGATCCAGCCCGGAACAGGTTGGTGTCCACGGCCGCATTGCCGGGGCCCCACCAGGTCTTGCCGTCCGCCTGGGTGAACCATCGAGCGTTGGCGTCACTGGTTACGCGCGACTCGTATTGCGAGTCGGTTGCCGTGGCCCGGGATCCGCGCAGCAGGTTGGACAGGATGATCTCGCCGGAGTGGGTGACGTTCCCCGAGAACGTCGGCGCGCCCGAGAGGATCGGGCTGCCCGTGAATGTGCCGGAGAGGGCGCCCGCGTTGATCGTGGGCGCCGTCAGCGTCTTGTTACTCAGGGTCTGGGTGTCGGAGGTGCCGACGATCGAGCCTGACAGGCCGTGCACGGCGCCCGTGGACGCCTCGTGAGTGCGGAAGTCCGTTGCGTCCTGCGCGTTGTACACGTGGCGCACCACGGCGCCCAGGCTGTGGCTCTGGGCGCTCGTGCCACTGAAAGCCCGGGTGACCGTGAGCGTGGTCCCGGCCACCGCCGTGACCACCACCAGCTCCTCTGTGGCTGCCCCATAGTCCAGGGCGAGCACGTACGGCGTGGTGGGGGGGAAACCCGTGGTGACGGCCACGTTGATGGACGTGGCACCCGAAGAGATGCTGCCGCTCAGGGTCGTCTGCTGGGCGACATTCGAGTAGTTGTAGGCGTTGGCCATCAGGACCCCTGGAAGAAGGCGTAATTGGGCACGTCGGAATAGAGCTGGTCCCGCTCTTCCTGCAGACGCTGCTGGTACAGCTGCGCGTACATGGCCATGGCCTTGGCCGCCGAGGCCGGCGGCACCAGCGGAGCCCGCTCCGTGGCCTCCACGGCCTGCATCTGCAGCCTGGCCGCCTCCAGGGCGGGCAGCAGGCGCATGCAGGTGCCGTAGACCACCAGGTCCACGTAGCGCTCCGGGTAGCCGGTGGTGGTGAACTCGTCGCTGTTGTTCACCAGCGCGCTCGGAGTCTTCGCGTAGACGACCTTCACCGCCTGTCCGGCGGTGACGTAGTCGAGGACCTGGATCGACTTCCCCGAGGGGAAGTTCGCCGTCCTGGCCTTGGGGTTGTAGCGCCAGTCCGGCAGCGGCTGGGCCACCTTGGACGGGCCGATGAGCTGGCCTGTCACGTACCAGACGTCAGAGCAGTCCGCGGGCAGCTCGTACTCCACGACCGGCGCAAGCTTGGTGATCTCCGTGGAGGAGAACACCACCAGCTCCGGATACAGGGTGGTGATGGTCTGGTTGATCGCCTCCTTGATCCGCGCTCTGGGGAAGGCGGGGTTGGAGGTGATCAGGGCGTTCTGCGCGTGGCTGGCGGCCGTGGTGCCCTCGTATCCGCGGCCCGCAGTGCCGCCCAGGACCGTGACGGTCCCCGACGTCTGGTCCCACTTCTTGACCAGGATCAGCTCATCGTCGATCTCGACCAGTCCGCGGGAGAGGTTGCCGATGGTCTCGCCGTCCGCCTGGAACGTGCTGTCACCCGCGTTCATGGCGACGGACAAGACGCTCATGGACTCCTGATTGAGGGCGTAGCCCAGCAGCTGCTGGCGCACCTGCCGCACGATCTGATCGAAGGTCGTCATGCGTCAGTCCAGCTTCGTGGCGATCAGCGTTGCGTGGTAGACGGAGCCGGCCGTGGCTCCGGCTGTGGCATTGATCGTGAGCGTTGTACTGCCGTCCAGGCCACGGAAGTAGGTGAAGGGGCCGGCGGCATTGGTGCCGCCGGTGTTCACGAGGGAAGCCAGGACCGTGGTGCCTGCCCTCAGCTCGGCGTTCGTGGCGTCCACGGCCGCGAGCGTGCCGCTCAGGCCGAACCAGGCCTCCACGCGGTAGAAGCCCGCGGGGGGCGTGGTGAGGGTCGCCAGTGACGCCCCAGCGCCAGGAGCGGACGTCTTGCCGCCGGTCAGGCGGGAATCACTGCGGGGGCCGAATCCGTCCGGCATGTCATACCGCCTCTGCCCCGGCAGGCATCGGAGCTGCCGCCGAGAAGTCGCGTCCATAGGCCGCTCCAGCGGCCTCAGAGGCCCGCAGGGCGGCCTCTACCTGATGAGCCTTGGTTCCGTCGGGCTGGACGCCCTGACGGCGCGCAGAGCGGTACAGATCCAGCTCCTGGTCCCACCTCTTCTGCTCGGAGGCGTCACCGCCGCCGATGCCGCAGTACGCGACCTTGAGGTTCGCGGCACGGGCGCACTCGCCCCAGCTCTTGTGCCTGCCCGGGGTCGGGCAGCCGGTTCGGCACATCAGTGACGCCCCGGCTCCTGCATGCCCTCAGAGCGCGTCTGAGGGGCCTGCGTGGTGCGGGCCAGGATTTCGGCCTCGTCCTGGTTGGTGATCTGGTGGTTGCCGCCGTCTCCGGTCGGGCAACGGTCCTGAGTCGCCATGGGAGTCTCCATCAGGTGAGTGCAGCGAACTTCCATACGCCGCCCACGCGGACGTACAGCCGGTTATTGGTGGTGTCGACGGCCAAAGTGCCGTTCAGCGGGGTGTGGGCGAAGGAGGCGTCTGTCGGGGCGCCTGCAACCAGACGTGCGGGCGTAAGGCCGGCATGGTTGCTGGGCAGCGTTCCGCCGAACTGACTGCCGCTCGTGGACCAGCAGTTTTGGATGTTGAAGTCCGCGGTGGACGAGGCGGAAAAGAAGATGTGAGCGCCGGTCGGATTCGTGACGTACTGGCCCGTGACGTTCTTGACGTCGGCAATGCTGCCGGCGCCGCTGAACAGCAGCACGCCCGAGGAGATGGTGGCAACCGAGCCGTTGGAGATCAGGACGTTCTGGAGCGCCGACCCCTGCGGGGCCCAGTTGATGATGTTCTGCGCCGTCGAGTAGCCGGAGAAGAAGTCTCCGGCAAAGCAGTACAGGCCGTTGACCCAGACGCCCCGGCAGGCGTCCTGCACGAACAGGTGGGAGCCGCCGCGCATGGCGGAGGTCTCCATCTTGCAGTTCGTGATGTAGATGCCGTTCGGGTTGTTCGTCGTGACGGAGCCCTGCTCAATGCGCAGAGCGCCATTGTTGAAGTTCTCCCAGCGGCAGGCGTCGAACACGATCTGGTTCGTGTTGTCGCTGGAGAAGCCGAAGCCCGAGGCGGCAGAGGCGTTGCGCAGCCACACCGCGGGAGTGATGGAGTCCGCGGCCCCGCCGACGCTCTCGAACTGACAGTTGAGAAACCTTGAGTCCCAGAACTCCACGCCGTCCACCATCACGTCCGCGTTGGACGTGAAGAACACGTCCCGAAAGACGTGGTTGTTGGAGTAGTAGCAGCGGAGGATCAGACCGGCCTGGGAGTTGCCGTTCAGCGTCATCGACTGGATGCCGCTGTACTTGACGTGCGTCGTACCGTTCGGGTCCGTAGCCGGGCCCGATATGTCGATCAGGACCCCGGCACCGTTCTTGCGGATCTGCGTTGCGCGACGTCCGGCACCCGCCAGGTTCACGCCGGACGGGACGGTCAGGCCGACGCCTGCCGACGGGCTGACGGCGTACGTGCCTGACGGGAAGTAGACGGTGCCACCCCCGGCCGCAGAGGCCGCATTGATGGCCGCCTGGATGGACGGCTGGTCGTTGGTGACGTTGTCACCTGCGGCGCCGTAGTCCTTGACGTCATAGACCCGCGCCTTGACGCGTGCCACGCTCGTGGCATTGGCGGTGACCTGGCCCTGAAGGTCATCCAGAGCGGCGTTCAGGGAGATATCCCAGTTGATGTCACCGCGGGTGGGCTTCGTGACCATTTCAGTCTCCGTAGGCGCCTAGGCCGTACTGGCCGCCGCCGTAGCCGTTCTCAGGGGGCAAGAAGTTCGAGTCGGATACGCCGATACCGGCCGCGATCAGCGCGGCCTTAGTGGCGTCGTCGACCACGTATTCGTGGCCGCCCATGTACATGCCGGGGGAAGAGGCCGCAATCTCGTCCTGAGTGGGGAAGCGGGCCGCCCGGTACGTGCCAGGCGGCCCTTCCAGGATCGTGATTCCCCTCGCCAACTTGACGCGGAGAAACAGCGGGTCCTCCCAGGACGCCGGACCCTCATCAACCGATGGGGTCCGGAACGTCCATGTGGCCATTACTGGAAGTCGATGCTGGAGGTCGTCTCGGCGCGGACCAGCGCCTCGTTCCGGTAGATCTTCCAGCCCGCCACGCCGTACCAGCCGAGCGGACGGAACCGCGCGAGCTTGTCGACGATGGGACCGGCCACCGTGTGGAACTCGTCCGCCACGGCCTCGGCAAGGGCCTGCTGGCCCGCGTAGTAGGTCCGGAAGCGACGGACGGTGTTGTCACCGGTACCGGCGTCCACGGCGTTGTAGCAACGCGGACTTTCCACGTAAAACGCGCCCTCGTAGGCGCCGATCTCACCGGCCCAGATGTTGCCCGCGGCCGAGTAGTTGTGCGGGTCACGCCACGCGGCGGCGCCGGTCTCCGCGCGGAGGTCCAGGGAGACCTCCGGGTGCATGGCACACCAGTACAGCGAGCCCTTACGGGGCACGGCCTTGTTGGTGCGCAGCTTGGCGACAGCCAGGCGCGCCATAGCCGAGGTGTACGTGTCCGTGTTGGTCATCGTGGTGCCCACCGGAGTGGACACGGTGCCGTTGGTGACGTACGAGACCGTACCGGCCTTGCGCTGGATGACGTTCGAGCCCGAGCGAAGCTCGGTCTGCACGATCGTGTCGACCGAGTCGGCCATGTTGTACGCGATGATGTTCGCGATGGCCGGGTCCACGTCGGTCAGCGAGTACAGGTAGAGCTTGCGGGTGCGCAGCACCGGGTTGCCGTACTCGTTGAGCGTGATGGTGACCGTGTTGGGGTTGCCCATCGCCACCGAGTCCGGGTCGGTGGTCTCGGTCAGTGCCGTGGTGGCAACCGCCAGATCCTGGTAGCGCTCCAGGACGATGGAGCCGCCAGGGGCGGTGGTGTTCACCGGGCGCTTGTCCGCGACCGCGCGGAACATGGGCTGGCTGCGGAGTGCGAACTCGAAGGACTTGTCGTACGCGGTCTGTACCGCGTTCGACATGGCTGAGGTATCAGTGAATGCGTTAGCCATGGCCTCTCACCCCCCGTAATGGGGATGCCGTAGGGACGGGGAGAGGTCAGGAGGTCCAGTCGAACGGGTTGCCGTGCGACTGCATCAGCTTGGCGAAGTCCTCGGGAGACCCGGCGGCCTTCAGGGCCGCAGCGATCTCGTTGTCGGTGCCAGCCGGAGGGGCCACGCCTTGCGTGCCCTGCTCCTGCATGCGCTGCATCTGCTCCTGACCGTCAGCCGGAACGGTGGAGGCCGGCGGACCCGAAAGGGCCTGCTCTCCCTGTCCGTCCTCGCC